CCGGCGTACCATTGGCCTCCGGCCGCCACATCGAAGCCCAGGCGTCGGCGATCTCGCGCACCTCGCGCTCGCGCCGGCCGAGCTGGCCGAAAATCTCGAGTTGCAGACGATCGAAGTGCCGCTCCGGCGAACCTGGCCCAGCGGCCTCCCACACCGGCTCACCATCCGAGAAGAGCGTCACGCGCCCCCATGCGAGTTTCGTCTTATCGACTTCAGCCAACGAATTTGGCAGTTCGAGCGGGCAGTCCGCCTCGCGCAGGAACGGCCAGCGCGTGCGAATCCGCTCCATGATCGCGACTTCGAGATCGACTGCGGCGCCCATCGTCAGGCGCTCCGAATCGATCGGCGCGCGTTGTCGAGCGCACGTTCGAGCATGTGGTGAGCCGTGCGATTCACCCCGCCATCGTTCAGCACGACGATGTAGGGCAGGTTGTTCGTGATCCAGATCGACTGGCCAAAGCGCAGGCCGGAGACGCCGGAAAGAGCGCGACGCGAAGCGCCGGCTTCGGCGCTCGCGCGATTCGCGCCGCTCCCCTTCGCCTTGCCGAATCCGGAATCGATCGTTCCCGCTGCCGGTGCGCCTATGGTCACCTGCCAGTTTCCGACTGCGCGCCCGGTATCGACCGGGGTAAGCTGGAGGAGACCGCTGACCGCAGAGAAGCCGCCACCCGCCTGCTGTACGAACGCGCCGAGCACCAGGAAGGCGACCTTTTTCTGGAAGAGAATCGACCGGCCCTCGATTTTGTCGGCGAACTTGTCGAGGCTAGCGTTGAACGAGGCGAGGTTCGTGATCCCCATCACGCCGCCTCCAGCAGAAGCGTGATCGCGGCATCGAGCTCGCCCGAAGCGATCCGCTTGCGTCCAAGTACGCGCCCGCGTTGCGCGCTGTCGCTGTCTCCGTCGAACAGGATGTCTCCCGGGCTCACGACGACGCCAGCATCGTCGAGCGCGCTCTGGGCGACCAGCACCTGCCAGGTCGCAAGAAGCGTGAGCTTCCCGGCGACCATCTCCTCGCGGTTCTCGGGATAGCCCTTGAGCAGCGTGTCGGTGCCGTCGAAGGAGACGGTGACCGCGGCGTTGTCGGCCACGTTGGCGACCAGTGCTGGCGTGAAAGCGACGCTTGCGAGAATGTTTCCATTGGCAGCGTATGGTCCTCCTGTCACGGTGTAGACCTGCGCGTTTCCAGCGACGGTGAACTTGTCGCCGGCGACCAGCAAGCCCTTGACCACATCGGCGTCGAGACTGAGAACCGAGGCGCCCGCCGTGAAGGCACCCAGTGCCCGGAGCATCCGCGTCGAGAGCGGCGATTCGACGACGAGGCCAGCGTCCGGCCCGGACGGGATCTCGACTCGCGTCGGCTGGCGCAGGAGAAGAGTGCGCCCCTTGGCGGCGAGCATGCGAGCGGCGAGCGCCCGCGCGCGAACGTCGGTAGGAGTAGCGGTCACCGTCATGTCAGCCGCCGTTCGAGAAGAGACGGAGCCCGCTACCGGAGGTCAGAGGCCCGGCGATCGCGTCGAGGAAGGGATAGGACGGCGTTCCCGCCGCGCCCTCGAAGTAGCTGGTCGAGATCGGGCCAACCGTCTCGCTCGCGATCGCGCCGCCCCGTTCGAGCGCGCCCGTCTGGAGGCCGCCCTCGACCGAGAGCTTGACGACGTGCGCGTGAAGGAGCCGGATCGCTGTCGGGATCGCGTCTCTCGCGAACTGCCGGCCGCTCGCGTCGTAGGCACCGAAGCGTGGCCAGGCGAGCGACTGCGGGGTCACGAGATCGGTCGGCCACCCGCTCCAGATCCAGCGCGGCTCCAACCATCGAGTCGCTGTGCGCGCGTGGCGACACTTCTCGGAATCCGAGAGAGCCGACCAGCCGGCCGGCACTCCTACGTCGGATGCGAAGAGCAAATCGAGCTGGGCCAGCGTGTTGTAGCTGTCCGCGTTCGATGCGCCTACGGTCGCGATAAGGGTGTCAGCCATCTGAGAGGTTCTGGTCTACTTCTTGCCCTTCGCCTTGCTCTTCGATTCGCCTTTCGTGTCGTCGGAGCTTTTGGGCTCTTTCGCGTCGTCGAAACCGACTGCGCGAGCCTCCATCTCGCCCCGAGAGCCCCTCTCCACGATCGACTTCTCTTCGCCCCTGTGAAGCACAATGATTTCTGCCATGTCAAAGTCCAATATCTAAGCGCCGAGAATTCGACTTATCCGAGCCCCAAAAGGGGCTCCGCTCCCACTCGAGCGGAGCCTCTTCGCGAGCAAATTGATCAGCCGAGCAGATCGGCGATATGCGCGCCCTTCACGACGCCGCCTCCCCAAGCGAGACGCACATGGACCGTGGTCTGGCCAAATCCTGGATAGACGGCGAGACCGAACCGCATGCCAGTAAGCGGGTCCTCCATAAAGGTCTGGGCGATCGCCATATCCTTGCCCATCGCCGGCTCTCGAGTGAGCCAGACGACCGAGGAGCGGTCAAAAGCCAAGTTGTGCCGCGAGCTGCCGCCGACGGTCATTGCGACATTGTCGGCGAGAGTCGCCTTCAGGCCAGGCGACTGCAGAACGAGCGTACCGGGTGCAGCGATACCCGTCTTGACGACATATTTGTTGGAGTCGCCAGCGAAGGTCACGAAGTCGCCGGCGAGAACCGTGCCCGAGCCGGTGTCGACGGTGATCGAGGTGTCACCCACCGCGTAGCCGGCACCGTTGTTGACCAGGTAAGCAGCGCCCGTACCACTGGTCACCGTCGAGATCTGACCAGACTGCCTGACCGAGAACCCTTCGAGCCGGCCGAAGAAGCCATCGCGAAGCATCTCGGTAGAACCCGCCTCGTTGACCTTGAACAACTGGCTCTGCTTGCCGCGCAGGTTGTTGATCGCGTTGTTCGCGAGAACAATCTGCCGATCCGAGCTAGGGCAGCCGTTGTCGTCGAGGATGAGCGCGATGTTCGATAGGTCGGTCAGGTCTGCGGCCGTAGCAAACGGCGGCGTGGCTGCCGTGCCATACGCTCGCGACGCTGCCACGCGGATGAGCGCGTAGGCGTCAGCCTCCATCTCGTTGACGAGCGCGCGGAACGCCTCCTGCAAACGCGCCTGGTAGAGCGCGTCGTAGTTGCCTGAAACTTCGAGGCCGAGCTGTTCCTCGCCAGTGAAGCGGACGGGAACGTGCTTCGACTTCGTCATCGTGACGTCGGCGTAGCTCGGCGTCTCGTCGCCGGTGTTCGGCGGAGTGACGGCGGCGGTATTGTTCGCCGTCGAAGCCGCAGCGGCGATCGGCACGCGGTAGGTCTGGGTGACGCCACCCGGCGCGAGGCCGATAGGCGTGCCCGCTGGCGGCATGTACATCGCCGCGAGGAAGCCGACCTTCTCCCGCGAGACGACGTTCCATGCCTTGTAAGCGTTGTTGATGAGACCCGTCAGCACGTTGGCCATTTCAGCTGTTCTCCTCGGGCCTCATTCGGCCCAGATCAGACGACCTTCCCGTCTTCTTTGTTGATGAAGTCCATGCGCGCTTGCGCGGAGAGCGCGTTGAACTGATCGACCGTCATCGTCTTGGCGCCACCACCACCGCCCGGATTGCCGGGAGCGCCGGTGCCGGCCGCGCCCGAGCCCTTCTTCCAACTGTCGTGATCGGGATGCGAGGCGAGGAGCATCTTGAGCAGCTCGTCGCCCTGAGCGAGCTGACCGGGATTCGCCGCGCTGTAGAACTTGTCCTTCTTGTCCGCGTCGCGATAACCGACGAGCTGCCCGTTCTCGACTGCGATGCGATTCCGCAGCTCGTGCCGCAGGAGCGACCAGGTCGGCAGGTACTCGGAGAGCACCTTGGACCCGGAAAAAGCGTTGACGAGACTCTCCTCGTAGCGCGCGTTCGACGCCTCGAGCTGCTTCTTGAGCTCGGCCGCTTCCTTGTCACGCTCCGCCTTGTAGCTCGCGATCGCCTGATTCTTGAGTTCCTCCACCTTCCCGGCGTCGACGAGCTTCTTGTCGTCGAGTCCGCGCGCGAGCTTCAGCTTCGCCAACGCATCCTCGATTTCGGAATCGTCCTTCCCGAACTGCTGCAAGCGAGCGAGCGCCTTTTGCGCCTCGCTCTGAAACCGATCGCGCTCGCCGCGGATCTCTCCGAACGTCGAATGCGTCTTCACCGGATCGAATGGCATCTTCGATCCGTCGTCGCCGACGAGGATCAGTTTGCCCGTGAAGTCGGTTCCGTCTTCCAACGTGAGCTTCGGCATGTCGCCTCCCGGTTGCGGCCATCTCGGCCGGCGGCGTCTCGCCGCTTGGTGGGGAGCGGGCCGTGGTCGCGCCTCTCGCGCGGATACAAGGCTCTCTCTGCGCGAGAGGATCGCGCCAAAGAGTGTCGCGATGTGTCGCGTTACGCGAAGATTTCTTGCTCGGCAGCCCGTTGCGAGCGCCGGGAGCGGAGGGAGGCGAAGACCGCCTGCACCTCCGATCGGAACTTCGGTGAGAGGTTCATCCGCCGGTAGACCTGCGCCCGATGGATTCCCGCCAGGTCGGCGGCGACGCGGATTTTCCCGTCACTCCGCGCGAGCGCGAGGAGAAACGCCTCCGTCCACAGATCGGGCCGGCGTGGGCTCACAGGGCTTCGTCACCCTCGCTTGCGATCCGCACGCGCAGCGTCCGCAGCGTCTCGCGCGCTTCGAGCGCGTCCTCGCCAGAGAGCCGGATCTCGAGCGCATGCGGCCCGACGAAGAGAGTCAGCTCGCTCTCGGAGCGATCCCAGATCGCGCGGTGGATCGAGCCCACAGCGATCAGCTGATCGCCGAATTCGAGGAACATCGGCGATCAGCCTTCGGTGGCCGGTTCTCCGAACTCGACGCCTTCGATCGGCTTCGGCTCAGCGACCGGCATCGGCTCCGGGTGCTCCGGCATTTTCCTATCCGGCCAGGTGCGGAACTGCCCGGCTAGGTTACGAGCGCGCGATATGAGTCGCGCGTCGCCGCGCTGCATCTCCAGCAGGTCCGCGTAGTGCTCCAGGGCACCGGCCGCGCACTGATCGCTGGCGCGCAGGGTGAATGTTGGCTCTCCGCTCTCGGTCGGGGCTTCGATGCTCTTGCTCTTCATGATCCTCTCCTCTCGGGAGTCAGTAGTCCTTCGCGCAGCAGGCGAATGCGCTCCATCTCCGCGCGCTTCTTCCGCCGTACCTTCTTGCCGCCGCGCACCTTATCGACGCGCCGGAGCTGGCGCTTGTGGTCGATCGTGTAGATGTGCTGCATGCCCTCGTCGGTCAGAACCGCGCCGGGCGGTGGCGTCGTCCACCACTTCGCGCCGCAACGCGAGCAGGTCCAGTAACCGCGCGCCCACTCGCCCGCGTGCTTCCCGCGCCACCAGCATCCGATACGGAGGATGCGAAGCCAGAGACGATGCGCGAGGCTCGAAAGATGGTAGCCGGCCCGGGAGTTGCGCCCGGTGGTTTCCGCGGTATGAGCGCGGCGAGCCTCTCTTGCTCCATGCCGGCGATCGTTCACGCCGAAGCTCTCGCTTCCAACTCCGCCACGGTGAGCGGCATGCTGTTCGCCGAGTTGACGAGATCCTCGAGCTTCAGCTGGCCAGAGCGATAGAGCTCCGCTGCGCGCTTGCCGAGCTGCTCTTCGACCTGCGCGGCGGTGCGGCGCTTGAAGAAGTCGTCGAAGGTGAAGTTGCCCGGCACCTTGCCGTCGAGTCGCGACCAGCGCGTGCCGGCGGGCGCGTCTTGGAGATCGATGCCGAGTTCTTGCCAGGAGCGGAGCAAAGGCGCTTCGGTAGAGCGGCAGTTGTGGGTTAAAATACCGTTCGCGACGTAATGATGCATCGCCGTTTCGAGGTTGTAAACATGGCCAAGCCACTCACGCGAGCCCAGCTCGACCACCTCGTCAAGCTCTACCGCTCCGGCAAGTCCAGCCCGCAAGTCGCGAGCGAGTTGGGCGTCAGTACCACGACCGTCTGCCTGCATTTGAAACGACGAGGCATCGCCATTCGCGGTCCCTTCTCTTCCGTCGACACGGCTAAAATCGCGCGTCTCTACCGCGCCGGAGCGAAGCCGAGCGAATTGGAGCGCCGTTTCAGAGTCGGCGACAAAGTCGTCTACCGGGCTCTTCGCGAACATGGCATCGCGCGTCGGCCTCGCAGGAGACCTGTCAACCCGGACCGCGTAGCAACTCTCTTCGCGAAGGGCATCGGCGTAGCCGGACTCGCGAGGCGCTTTGGGACTTGCATCGCTGCGATCCGAGACGCGCTCGCTGCGCGCGGTCTGAAGCCTCGCAACCGGACTGAACAGGAACGCGCCCGCTGGGCCAACGCCACCCGCGAGCAGAAATTGCGGCAGATGAAGCCCTGCCATGACGCCATGCGCGGCCGAGCGCGCACGTTCGAGGAGAAGTGCAAGATGGCGGCGACCTTCGAGGCTCGCGGCAACCGCCGCACCTCGAAATCGGAGCGAAAGCTGCTGGCGATGCTTCGCCGCCGCGGCCTGCATCCGGTTCCGCAGAAAGCGATCGGTCCCTACAACTGCGACCTCGCCTTGCCTGGCGTCGCCGTGGAAATCCTCGGCGGTCATTGGCACTGGCATGGCGATCACGCCGCGCGAGCCGAGGAACGAACGCGCCACATCCTGAATGCGGGCTGGCATCTGCTGATGATCGCCGTCGATAGTTCCTCCCCGCTGACTTCGAGCGTCGCAGATTACGTGGTCGCCTATGCGAAGAGCGCTCGCCGCAACCCAACCGCGCGCCGTGAGTATCGGGTGATTTGGCGTGCAGGGAAGTTCACGACAGCCGGCGGTGCGGACGACGACAAGATCTCCCTCGAAGCGCCGTTCACTAGCCGCCGAAATCCGACCACCGGGAGATACGAGACAGTCGGCTAGCACGCAGTTGAAATGCCTCGGCACGCCGCCGTTGTAGGGCAGCTCGTGGCCAAGCGGCTCGTAGTTCGGCAGCGACCAAGCCTTGTTGCTGTAAGCCACACAAGTCACTGTGGTCCGACTATCCAACGTCGAGATCTGCACGACGCCCTTGACGACGTCCTGATTCTCCTCGAACGTCGAACGGCGAGCGTCGGCCGAGATCGCGGCGACTGAGGTGCGCACGAGCGTTTCCGCGTAGCGTGTCGAAGTGTCGAGGATGCCACCGCGGAATTCGACGAACACGCGCTCGCGTCCGTTCAATTCGTAGATGTTCCGCGCGCCGGTCGCGCGCCCGCGAATCCGGCGCACCAGCTCGTCGATCGTCTCGCCAAGTGCGTAGCCCTCTTTGATCTCCGCCGAGAACCGCGTGAGCAGGTCTCCCGCTTGCTGGCCCCACCAGGAGCGCGAAGGTGCGCCGTCGATCAAGACATTCGACGCGAGAGCGCGCACCTGGCCCGCCGAAAGGACGTTCAGCTCGATCTCCGCGCCGATCGCGGCGACCCGGATGCTCGACGCGGCGATCTTGCTCTCAGCGGAGGCCAGTGAGCCCATGCCCTCGACATGCGCGTCCGCCATCCGCCCATAGGAGTCCTGGATCGACGCGCGCACCTGCGCGAGCAGGGCTTCGTAGCGCATCGCGCGCGTCAGTTGCGAGCCGCCCGTTACGTTGTAGGAGCGCAGCAGCTCTTCGAGCTGTACCTCGAGCTGGCGTAGGTAAGCCAGCACGCGCAGGCGCTCGCTCGCCGAGAAGCGCACCAGGTCGATCGCGTGTACTGCAGCTTGGTGCGCTAGCTGCTCATTGTAGGACTTGGGCATCTAACAAAGGCGCTATGCCTTCTCCAGCTCGCTGCTTGTGTACCAGCGATGAACTTCTGCCATACCGTCGAATTTGATCCCGAGAGCACCATCTTCGTCTTCGACTACAGTGCCCTCTTTCATACTTGTCATCGCGTCATGAGCCTTGCCCTCACGAACACGAACCCGATCGCCGATCTTGAATCTATCCATCGGCGGCATCGCTGGCTGCCCGGGCATCACGCCTCCGCCAGGCAGTTGCATCGCCGGCCCGAAGAGGCGCGGCGCCTTCTGCGCGTCCTTCTCCAACATCGCCGCGAACTGTTCGAAGGTCACATCCTCCGGCACGAGACCGATGTCAGATGAAATACTGAAGGCGAGTTCGGATGGATACTGACCAGCGCCGACAAGCTCCCAAGCTAGCTTGACCATCTCGATGTCTCGTTGCGCCTTCGTCCAGTTGACGTTGAAATCAACCGAGCCCCAACCGCCTTCGGCGTTGGGCTTCACGTCGCCAGTGTCCACCGCTGTGAAGAAGAGCAGCGTGTTCACCGAGTCGGTGAGCCCCTGCACCCAGGCTTCGAGCCGAGAGAGGCGCGCGGCTTCGCTGTTCGCCTCGCCCTGCGCGGTCATCGGCTGCGAGCTTTCGCGCTCCAACGGTTTCGAAATCAGTTTCTCGATTCGTTTCTCGATCGCCGCGATCGTGTTCTCGGCGGCATTCCAGGAGGTGCCGGTCGGCTCAGTGATCCCGAACTGTCCGCCTGGTGCCGGTGACACCCACAGGCGGTCGGAAGAAGTGCCATCCTCGAGCTGCTTCTTCGCCTCCTCGAGCGTAATCCCGGACATCCATCGGATCGGGAAGTTGATCTGATGCTGGCTGTTGTCGACGGCACCCGTCTTCCGCATATGCGCGAGGTTCAGCCAGGCCGCGTCGACGAGCTCCGGCTCCGCCTCCATTGGCTCGTCGCCATCGGTCGCGATCGGGACGAAGGGAATCTCGATGTGCGGCGTGCGGAGCCCGCTGAAAACAAGGTCATACTTCTTTCCAGAGGTCATCGCCGTGGAACCGTCAGCGCTCTTCGCCAGATTCGCCCAGACCTCGAAGCGCACGGGATTGACGCCATCGGCGTAGAAGACGCGCAACGCCGGATACTTCTCTCCGTTCGCAGGAGAGGTCCATATATCGCGCAACTTCAGATAGACGAGCCGCTCGGTTCCGCCGACTAGCGCATATTCCCAATCCCAGATCGCGCTCGAAGCGTATGGGCGCCAGTATGGGCGGAGACCGGACTGCCGCTCCTCCGCGACCGAGCGCTCGCCAGCATTCGGTGTCGTAGGGTATTCGACCAGCACGCCGTCCAAGCCTTTCGCGACTGCATTGCGGAATCTCCGGCGCAAGAAAACGTGCGCGTTCGTCGCCTTGCCGTCCACGTCGTCGACGAAGCCGTGGACGTTCGCTTTATGGTCTCCGGCGATCGCCTTTGGCGTGTCCGCAGACCATTTGACTTTCTTTGCGAACACCCGCCCGACCAGCTGGTCGTTGATCCCCTCCTTGAACATGTTGAACAGGGTCAGACGCGAGATACGATTGAGGTACGGATCGACCGTGATGTTCTTCTTTGTGATCGGCCAGCCGTCCGCGATCTCGCGCGGAAAGTAAACCGCCTTGCGTTCGAGCATCGCCGGCAGTCCGCCGAGCAGATCGCCAGGAAGCTGGCGCAGCTGTTCGAGCCGTTCGTAGCGCTCGTTGAGCTTCTCGGGATTCTTCGGATCGAACATGGGCTCAGACTCCAAACGCGCCGAAAGTTTCGATGGCTCCGCCGCCGCGCTGCTCGTGCATCACGCGATAGCGGATCTCGTCGTAGATGTGGTCCTCGGCCGATGAATCCACGTCGTCGAGCGTCTTCGCGTCGCGAGGCAGTGTCGGCAACGTGCGCAACGCCTGCGTGCAGGTCTCGAAGAAGATGAGCCCGGGATACTCCATCGGCGACGCGATCGACGCGTGAAGCCGCTGGCGGACGCGCTCGAATCCGTTCTTGCGCGAGCCCGGCCCCTTCTCGGCAGGAATCCATTTCACGCCGACGCGCTCCATGTCGGCGGCGATCGAGGCGCCGTTCTCGATTGCGAAGATCGCCGAGTCGGCAGGCCCGGCCTGCACTCGACCAGCGATGCCCATCTCCTTCTCGTTCGCCAGGATCTCGCGCGCGACTTCGGTCGCGATCTTCCGCTGACCCTCGTTCGGCTTGCCGTTCCAGCCGTAGAGCTCGGCGATCCTGAAGATGGTGCCCTTCGGCCAGGAACGCTTCTCGCCCTTCGTGATCTCGACTTCTTCGCCGTTCGACACGGCGTACCAGCCGACCGAGAAGGGGTGCGAGCTGCCCCAATCGAAGGCGCGATCGATCGACCAGTTCTTCGGGATCTCGAACGGGTGCACCGTGAGGCGCGAGAAGGTCTCGCGGTTGATGAGATCGTCGAGCGCTCCGCCGGCGACGATCGACCAGTCGCCATAGCGCCAGCCGCGATAGAGCGCAGGACCGCCCGTCAGTTTGAGCCGTCGTTCGTAGTCCGGATCGGAAAGAGTCAGCGCCGGATTGTCTTCGAGGCGTGAGGGGATGAAGACGCGCTCGAGCCCGGTCTCCGAGTCGGCGATGATGCGGTAGCCGAGCGGGTCCGGATCGATATAGCGTGCCTTGACCCAGTTGTGACCTGGTCCGCCTGGATTCCCCGTGCCGCGCACACCGACGCGAACCCCGTGCGCCGAGCGCACCGCGCCGTAGAGCATGAGCACCGGCCGTTCGCTCGGCCAGTTCGTCAGCTCCTCCGGGTAGAGCCGGGTGTACTGGTGCCCCTGGTACTTCGAGGCGTCGGCTTCGTCCCAGAG